CAGCTGAGGCAACAATCGCGTTGATCGGATAGCCGTTGATCGCCGTCGCAAAATCCGAGTCATACGTCCAGGCACCGCCAGCTTGCTGATACTGCTGGATCTGTGTGATCAGTCGAAAGATGCCATTGAAATCCTGGCCGAACGGGGGCGTCCCTCCCGCGGTCTCCGGCGTGAAGTTGAGCGGCGGAAAACCATCGTTTAGTGACGCTGCACCATTCTGAATGCCTATCTGCGATTGCGTCGGGATCGAACGCACATAGGCGTTAAGCGCGTTGGCAGCCCAAATCAATTGATATTTGGAAGGTACCGGAAGGCCCATGAGTTACACCTGGAGATATTTGATGTTGACGACGACGCCTGCCGGACTCGGCAATACGCCGGATGAAAGCACGATGGCTTGTTCGATCGGATTGATGTTGAATTCGAAGACATACGTCAGTTGCATGTTCAAGCCATCTTGCACGTAGCAGCGACCTCGACTAGGAAACAGCGTCAACAGAATTTTGTTGACAGACGGGATAGAGCCATCTGAGATGTTGCCCGCAGCCTTGGCATAGATCAGCGTGCGTAAGTCTGTGTCACCGAGCACGAAGTTGCTTGACAGTGAACTGCCCGTGTAGAACCCGCCTTGACCAAAACCTACCCAGGAGTTCGCTTCCTCCATACCTAGCGGAACGTTGGTCGTGTTGGGAAATTTCACGGTGCGTGACACACCGACGATGCGCGCCCAAACATCGAGACCATATTGCTCTGCAGTTTCGATATTCCAAATCAGGTCATACAGACTTTGGATATTCGCTGTCTGATCCATCGCCGAGTTGAATGACAAGATCATGTTGTCGATCTCGGGTGAATTCTTGTACTGCGAGATGATCGGCAGCCAAGGATCAAATGCGGGTACTTGACCAATTGGCGAGACGCCGATGATGAATTGGCCAATTCCGTTCTGACCGGGTCCAGATCCCGGCGCGTATCGCGGATAGGGAGGGCCGCTCATGGTGTGGACACCAGAATATTGGTCGCGCTCAACTGGGGCTCCTGGTTAGCGTTTACCTGCACTGACGCATGATCGGCGCTGGCCGCGGTGACGGTGAGTGTGTTCGTCACAGTGCCGTTGACGGTAGTCGCCGCGCTTGTAACGTACACGCCAGCACCCCCGGGTGTTCCCGAGGTTTGAGAGACGATCGTTGTATTCGCTGGGACGCCCGAACCGGTGATAAGGCCGCCAATTTCGATGACGCCTGTGACCGCGCTTGCCGTGAGGTTTGTTCCGGATCCTACACCCGTAAATGTCGCACCATTGGTGAGCGGGTTGTTGATCGTGTAAGTACCCGTCCCGCCGTCGCCCGTACCAAACTGAGTGATAATGGTGCCATTCGGGAATAGGTTGAGATTATCATACAGATAATCGCCGAGAGCGACTGTACCGGAGCTAATTGAGGTGACGGTGAGTGTGTTGCCCGACACATATCCCTGGAACGTTGCATCGGGGGTATTAAGTGAGCCCACAGCGATTGAGACGACCTGTGCCCAGGATCCTAACGCGGCGATTGCCGGCACATATTGCACAGCGTAGATGGTTGAATTGATGCGAGCGCGTGGGATGTTAAAGCGGGACGTCTGTGTCTCACTCGTCATTTCTTCGCTGGCGACGTTCTGCGATTGGCTGACCTGATAGGTGCCAACGCCGCCTTGACCACTTACTGCGCTAACAATCGTCGTGCCGTCGATTACTTCACCCGTGAGATCCGACAGCGTTTGCCCGGGAACGATTGTTCCTGACGTGATCGCGGTAACCGTTAAGATAGTACCAGCGATTGATCCCGTGAAAGACGCCGAAAGCGTCGTGCCGGAGAACGCCGCGATCAATGCGGCCTGAATGAGCTCCTCTGCATTGTTCGGCACCGTCGGACCCGCCGCAATGACGACGTTGAACAACACTTGAAGCGATGCGGGGATCTCATAGGTGATGTCATAGGGCACGGGTTGTGAATACAGCGGATTATTGTCGAAAACGGCAACCGTGGTGTTGCCGATCATCGGCGCCCCCGCACCCTTCTTCGACAGGATTGCTGTGGCCACGTCCATTGGTGCGCCGCCAGCAACGCAGATGTAAATCGAGTAGGCGGGAATGGTCACACCATTGATCGTCACCTGAACGTTGGTGTTATTATTGTAGCCGAAATAGTCGAGGACTCCTGACACCGCAGCAACCGCCCCGATGATGGAGCCGATGGCGCCGAAAGAATTACCCGCTACACTGTCCTGACGACGTTGCTCGAAGTCCGCTCGACTTTCAACGTCCTTGCCCTGCACCCCCGACACCAGCGCGACGCTATCAAGACCTGGAATGGTTTGATATGTCGAGACACTCTCGGGTACTGGGATCGGTCCCGCCTGCTGAGCGGCGAAGGATAGCGTGATGGAGCCGGAGATACCGATCGTGCCAGCCTGCGTACACGAATAAATGTTGTTCGCAGGATCCTTGATCAAATATCCGATAGGAATTGGGACACCCTGTGCGCCGTTACAGGCGACCTGCAGCGCGGTCGGCTCGGCAGGGTTGCGCTTCATGAAGTAGATGCGCCCGATCGCATCCTGCCAGCGCCCGTACGCGTATTGGGGGTCGGTTTGCGTCGACTGCAGGAGGAATGCGTTGTTCGCGCTCGTAATCTGCGCACTCCACGATACTGCCCATTGCCCCTGCGGCGTTGCGAGTGAGTTGGAGTTGCTGATATCGAGATTGAGATTACCGCCGAACGCTTCCTGGATGTCCGCGATCACGCCAGTCAGGACTTGCGTCGTGCTCGGTCCTGAGAAGCCGTTAGACCCGAAGGTAACGGTAGGAACGTTTGTTGTCATCAGAACCCTGCCGCTGCTGTTTGGCCAAGTTCATTGGTAATCTGAACCTGACCGGAGATACCACGATTGGAAATCGATGAAATGAAGCACACAGCTTTAACGACTCCTGGCACTGTCCTTGCCTGTGCAACCATGTAAGATTTGAGTAACGGGATATTGGGGATAGATCCTAGAATTCCCGCGTAAGGGATACCCGCACTCTTGTCATAGTACAGCTCGTTCTGCCAAAGGCGAATTGCGCTCGCGGCGTCCTGAGCCTGTGAGTAGGGCGGTGACGCCACAGCAATGTTGCCAGACGTGTCGACCGCCAGACTCCATTTGTTAACGTCGAGAAACAGAGTATTGTAATTAGCCAACGGGTGCTCCTGTCTCGCCGGGCGCGGTGCTCACAGGATGCGTATGCGTATCCCATGTCTTGCCATTGAGCGTGATACTACTACCAATTAAGGCAATCGACCCATTATTGTTTACGGCGATCGAAGCAGACCCGGCCGTCAATGCAAGACCGCTGCTGCTAGCCTTAATCGACATATTGACACCCGTAAAACTGATGCCGGCCGCATTGATCGTGAAACCATTGCCCTGGTTGAACTGACCAACGATCTGGTCTTTGGTGATTTGAAAATAGGGACCTGGTGCCTTGTTGAGAATGCCGCCGAGGTAAATGCCATCAGCTGGGTCAAATGTGCGCGTCGATCCGGGATTGGCCTGTGCCTGAGTGTTCTTGACCGCGCTGATGTCGCGCGACGCCACGAGCATGATGCCGATATCACCTTCGAGCGGATCGACAACCACCGCACCATTGCCACCTTGCATTCGCACCACAGGGATGCCGTTGATGACACCGTGCGGCGTTGCCTGTCCCTGTCCATCGACTTGATTGACTAATGGCTGTACGCTGACCGTGGGTGGTGCTGAAGTAGGACCGCCGCCCTTGACGGCGGTGACCTTGACAACACAGACCGTCCATTTGCCACTAATGATCTGGTTGACAAGAAACGCCTGAGCGTTGAACGAGTCTGCCCCCGTTGTCTCATTCGCTTGGCCTACGAAGCCATCGCTTTGTACGTCGTTACTGCCCATTTGCCTGATACAAGTTGTTGCCGCGGACCATCGAGAACCAAGGACCATCGGGCTCGGTTGAAAGTTCGTGGAATAAGCTCGTGACACGCCAGGAACCGTTTGCCCCCGACACCACACTGTTTTGGATATTTACATTGCCCATGAAGCGAAGTTGATTGTTGTACTCGCATCGAACCATGACCTGACCCGGTCCCACGTAGGTGGGATAACCATTCATGTCTTCATCGGGCGATATCGTTGGCGCTTGACCGTTACGAGCGCCGTTCTTCGGCAGAATTGCCATCACACCATTGTCGTCATCAAACACCACGTAGATACCTGCTGCGTCTGCCGCGGCGAGGGCCTGAGCGCGTGCGGTGCCCGGCAAGTAGGGGTTGCTTAACTGGACGTTCACCCCGTTATTCTCGAACGTGTAGCCCATCTGGCTCGCAAGCTGCTGCATAATCTGTGCAACGTTGACAGACCCAGAGAACGACGAAGGTGCAACCGGCTTCATATTCGCAACTAGGCCCGTCCATGCCTCGACGACTAGAGCCGCCTCACTAGGCACACTGAAGTCCGGCCAGCATTCCTTGATACCCCCACAAAACGCAAGTGACATGTTACCGCCGGCTTCGCCAGCCATCACAGTTACGGTATTGTTACGCACCGCTGTCGGATTGACACCAACACGAGATAACTGGTTCATAGTCGATAGGTCCATGCCATAGATCTTGATCTGAGCTTGGTTCATCGAAGGCGTACCGTTCTTAAAGATGCGAACGTTCGCCCACAGGCCGCTCGGCGTCGTGATGGTATTCGATCCGCTGCCGCCAAAAGACCCAGTACCCAATGAAAACGAGAAACCCAGCGCTCGCTTAACGAAGCTCATGGAAGTTCAGACTCGTTGTAGTAGAGCAACTGATAGCGCGTGCCGATGTCCAGGTAATTCGGGTCCGTAGACCCTTGCGAGTCGTTGAACGCGAAGTCGCCGGAGAACCCGAGATACTGATCGAGCACAAGGCGATTGAGGTTCTGACAAACTTGACCGTTGACCACGATTTCGTCATTGACCGATAGGTTGAAGAACAGAGCATCAGGGGTCTGCCAAACGTCAATCTGACAGTTCTGGTTATTCAACACGACTTGCGTCGTCTGGTTCGGCACAGGTTGGAGAGGGATGACTTGGGGCATTATCCTTGCAAAGGTCCCAGGTTGGGGCCCGTGTAGGGCTGAGCCTGCACAAGGCCATTGTTCTTTTGCGCTTGGTCGCTCGGGTCTACCGTGTTGCTAAACGTCGAGGCGCCCGCGATCACGACCTGCTCCATATGAACATCGATAGTGATCAGGTTTGCATCCTCGGCCTGTCGTGGATAGGACGATCTTACCACGTTATAGCCGGAATACACAATCTCTGGTGTGACAACATCATATAGATTGAGGTCGTCTACGATCGCTTCCACGGAATTGATGAAGTCTTGACGATCGCTGATTGAGCCGCCGGTGGTAAAGCGAAACACAGGCTCGCGCGGTAGCGACACTTTGTTGTAGGAAGCAAATGCGCCTTGCTCCTGCGGGTATTTCGAAATACGAGACTGAGATGCATACTCGAAGGATGTCACGTTGTCGGACGTGATCACGGGAAAACCATTGAGAAAAATGCCCCATTGCGGCACCGAATAGGTGAGCGCATCGAGGACATCCGAAATAAGCAAAGTCGCCGTATCGAAGACGGCGACAGTATTGGGTAGTGAAGGTAGGCCTTCCATTACTGCAATCCCGTGTTCGCCTGCGTGGTCGTTGCGCTACTCAACTGATTTTTTACCGTATCAGCTACGATGCGTCCATGAGTCTTCGGATCCGTGCTGGGCGTATTGACAACGACAGACCCGATGCTGACGGGGCCGATACCTTGGT